CCGCCTGCGCGGCCAAGAAGGTGCCGATAGCCGTCTGCGCTCCGGTGGCGGCTACCAGCTCAGCCTGCGTGGCCAAGAACGTACCAATCGCGGTCTGCGCGGCTGTGGCCCCGGCCTGCTCAAGCGTGCTGGCCACCATGGTGGCGATGACTGACTGGGTGTGTGCACCTGCGGCGGATTCGTCCTGTGCGGGCCTGAATGTGGCGGCGGCTACCTGCGCTTGCTGGCCGGTCGCCGCCTCGTCAATGAGGCCTCCGCGCACAAGGCTTGGCACTGCAAATGTGCCGACCGCTGAAACCGTCTCAGCCTGCGCGACGGCGAACGTATTCCCGCCAAAGAGGCGAAGGGTGCTTGGGCAAAAGTGACATCGCCAAACACCGCACGTCCTATCAGGCTGCGTCGAGCGAGAAGGAGTAGGTCACGTTCAGCGTGTCCCCACTGTCCACCGTCTTGTCGCCGCCCGTGAAGTCACCAGCCGAGAACAAGATGCCGGATGTGCCGCTGTTCACGCTGGCCAGAAACGCACCAGCAACCACCGTGCCGTTCACCAGCATGGCAAACGAGGAAGGTGCTGCGGAGTTCGAGATCACCGATGGATCAGCCGTGGTGGCCGTGCCAAATGTCACCGCCTTGCGGTTGCCGGTGTAGTCGGTGCCGGGCACCAGCTCTGTCCAGCCTGCGTGCGAGGCCAGTGTGTCAGCAGCGGCAAAAGTTGTGCCGGAACCGGGGCCTTCGACCAAGCCCAAGAACCAAGCGGCGGTGTAGCCAGCGCCCACAAAGTACTTGCTATTCATGTCCTGCAAGCCCTCGTTGACCACGAGGTTGTGGAAGGTGTCAAACCACTTCTCTTGGCCATCCGCGCCCACGCAGGTGACGGTGAAGACACCGCCCGCGCCCACGCGCTCACCGCCTACACGGTTTGTGATCAGGCCTGCGGTAACGCTGTCGGCTGCTTTGCTGTGTTCCATGATGGGTCCTTATGAGATGCGCACGATTGCGCTGTTGGCATCGGCAGTTGGGAAAATGATTTGGAAGGTGTCGTTGTTCACGGTCTTGTCCGCACCGAAGTCCAGAACAGCCACGGACTTGTTGCCCTCGGTGCTGTTGTAAATCAATGCTGCGCGAGCCGTGAATGTGGCGCTTGTCCAAGACGTGTTGGCAAAGCTGAAATAGGCTGTGGGCACGCTGGCGCTGTTGTTCGCCGCCACAGGTGTGACGGTGATGACCAACGTGTTGCCACCAGCCGTGTAGCCTGCGCCAGAGACTTCGCCCGTGGCCGTGTAGGCAGCAGTGGCGTAGCCCAGATCGGCGGCAGCCGTGTACAGCGCGATCTTGAATGTGTCGGGCGATGTGGGGCCAAAGTTGTGGATGCCTTGTGGCAACTCCACTTTGAACGACGTGGTTGCGGTTTGGAGAATTGCCATATCAGGTCACCCCGTTGTTTTGAGGAAGGGGCGGTGCGCGGAACTGACCGCTTCTGTAAGCGTCGGAACGCTCAAGCCCATCACCCAGACGTTTGGCCAGCATCATGGCTTCTTTGAACTTGCCGTCGTAGAGCTGCATCATGTCCTGCTCGCCCTTCATGTAGGTGTAGGCCTCGACCAGCCCGCCGTAAAGCAGCACGCTGTCAAAGTTGTCGCCCAGCCACGAAGTGCCCGCGTCCACGATCGACGGGGGGTAGTAGAAGTAGTGCAGCTCGGCCGTGTACGTGCCGTTGGGTGTGGGGCCCAAAATAAACGTCAGCTCATTGATGTCGTTGGACTGAGGGCCGAACAGCGCGTAGTACTTGGGGAAGCCCACGGCGGAAGGTACGGGGTACGCCTGCCGGATGAAATTTACATCCTTGTTGAGCAGGTACTCGTACGCCCCCGTGACGTTGTCCACCACGGCCAGTGAGTAGACCGACAGAAAGTCGCTCGGGCAAGCCAGATACTTGTTGGCCGCAGTCGTCGTGCCCGTGACGTTTTTGCGAAGCGAAGGGAACTGCACCATGTTGAAGATGCGCTGCTCAGCCTGCTTCACAAACACGGGGACCTCCGCCTCAAAGGCGGTGTCTTGGTTGTCTGTGTAGGCGATGATCGCCGCCTTCAACTGGGTGTAGTTCATTCAGTCCTCACGCCATGGGCCCACGGGCCATCGTGCCTTTGGTAGCCGCGCCAGTGCCACGAATTTTGATACCGCTGGTTTTGACGCCGGGATACTCGTTGCTGTGGTTGTTGGCCACGGACACGTTGGTGTCCCTCATCGCCTTCATGGCGTTGGTCTTGGGCAGCACAGCAGGCTGCGCGGCTTTGGGCTGTTTGTATGTTGCCATATCAACCCCCCTTGCGGCCGGGAGACTTCTGGTTGGCGACTTTGGCCAAGTTGCGTCCCATTTTCAGCATGTCGCTGTTGGTCTTGCCACCAGCACGCAGCTTGGTGGGCTTTGCACCGGGGTGCAGGTTTGCTTCGTGCTTGCGCACTGCGGTTTTTGCGTCCATGTCAGACTCCTATCTGTACCGTTACTGTACCAACTTCCACGTTCAACGCCAAATAGTTCGGCGTCAACGCGTTATCAAAGAACCGGGACCCGCCAACCGGGTTCCAGCCCCACTGAATGTCTCTCGATCCGCCGGTCAGGTTACCCGCCGCGTTCGGCCCGGCCGTCACGTACGTGGTGTCCCGGCGAGGGTTGCGCACGGCCTGCGGATCATCTACCGGGTACATCCCCAGCAACAGCTGTGGGTGGTCCGGGTCCCAGCACGTGTCGCACACCATGAGGTTGTACCTCTTGGTCTTGATGACCTCTGTGCGCAACGAGGTCAGTTTGAAGCGAAAGCCACAACGATCGCACTGGGCGATCGAGTTCTTGGCGCTGGCAAACCGATTACCCATTACGTCCCGCTCCCAATGAACATCTGACGCGGCACAAACCGCACAGACGCCTTCTCGCGATCTTCATCAGAGGCCAGTTGCCAAGCCTCATCGTACTGCTGTTTCAAGACACCCATACGATCGGCACCGCCGGGCACCTTCAGGGCCAAGTAGTAGGCCAAGCCTGCCACCATGCAGGGGACAAACCGGAAGGGCATGTCCATCGTGTTGACGCCGTTGCCAGCGTCTTGGATGCGCTTCATGCGCCAGTACACGAACGTGTAGGGCTGCGAGTTGTCCGGGACTGGCCAGACGGTGATGCGCGGGGTGTTCAAGCGCTCAATCCAGACCTGAATGGGCCGGGCCTGCTGCAGCTTGTTGGGGATGGTGGCGTAGGTGGAGACGCTGATCCGGGTAATGGTCAGGTCAGCCTGCGTCGAGGCGCTGCCCGCGCCCGTGCGAACCACATGCTCCAGCAGGTCCACTGTGTCGGCCGGAAGGTCGTATGTTGCCGTGCCTGCCACCAGATTGATGGAGCCCTGCTCGAACGTCCACATGTTGACGCCACGGTTGGCCCAGTCGGCAAACATCAGGTTCAGCGATCGGCGGGCCGTGCGCAGGTCGTAACCCGTACGCATCTCCGAACCCACGCGCTCGAACGCCTCCTCGACGATCTCCGTCAAATCGAGGTTGAATGCAGAGGTGCCAGAAGTTGCCATTTAGAACGCCCCGCCTTGGTAGCCCATGGGCTGTTGTTGCTGCTGCGGTTGCTGGATTGGCAGTTGCATTGGTTGCTGTTGCTGCATTGAGCGGTTTTGCGTCTGTTGGCCAAAACCACCAAAGCCGCCGCCACCCATGAACGGGTTCTGCATCTGCTGGCCGTAGCCGCCCATGCCGCCAAAACCACCAAAGCCGCCACCGCCCATGAAGGGGTTCATTTGCTGTTGGCCAAAGCCGCCCATGCCCCCGCCCATGAAGGGGTTCATCTGTTGTTGGCCAAAGCCACCGTAGCCGCCAAAGCCGCCCCCGGCCATGAAGGGGTTCATCTGCTGGCCAAAGCCGCCCATGAACGGGTTCATTTGCTGTTGGCCAAAACCACCAAAGCCGCCGCCACCCATGAAGGGATTCATCTGCTGTTGGCCAAAACCACCAAAGCCGCCACCGCCCATGAAGGGGTTCTGCTGCTGTTGGCCAAAGCCGTTGTAGCGGCCACCCAAAGGCCTGTTTTGGCGGGATGGGCGGCTCATCTGCTGCTGGGGATCGTAATCGCTGCGCGGGCCATCGGCAGATAGTAGGGGTCCCCGACCGTCATAGGTTCCCATCATGCCGGGCGTGTCCCGACCATCCCGGTACGTGCCTGTGGTTTCATCAAAGTCGGGAGTGCCCCCAATGTAGCCAAGGTCGTTGTTCTGCGTAGGTGGTGGGTTCTTTATGCGGTGTGGGCCGCGAGGACCAAACATAACGGGGTCGCTGCCCTCAAACGGCAGGGGTGTTGTTCCGCCGGTTTGCGGAGGGTAACCCGGGGGGCGCATGCCGCCATCGCCGTCCATGATGACCGGCTCTTGGCCATATCCCGGAGGCAGTTTGTTGGTGGGGCGGTTTGTCGTCCCACCCAGCATGCCCGGTTGCCGCTGGCTGTAACGGGGATCGTCTGACGACAAAGGGCGCAGGTCGCGGGACTCTGCGCCAGTTGCAGGGTTGTATTGCGAGCCGCCGTACACGGGGCCGGATGGGTACTGGTACATTATCTGAACCTCGCGGTTTTTGCTGCCACTTTGGGCGGCTGTTTCACAAACTGCTTGCCCACGGCTTTACCCGCACGCTTGGCTTTTGTGGTGGCCGCATACTCTGCGGGGCTGAGCGATTTTATCGCCTTCTCCGGCAAATAACGCTCCCCCGTTTTAGACGACGGCTTGCCACTTTTGGTGCGCCACTTCTGGTCGCCCCAGTCTTTGAGGGATTGCTGGGGCGCTTTCACATCAGTCCTTGTACCCGCCGCCAGCGGCCTTGTACTTCTTGGCCACGAGCTGTGCCTTGCGGGCTGACCACTGGCCTGCCCCGGTGCCCTGCGTTGCAGCAGCTTTGACTTGGCTCACGATACGCTTGCGCATACCGGGCTTGGTGTAATTGCCAGCCGCGTTGACTTTGCCGCCTTCAGCGTACTGCGTGAAGTCGGTGTCATCCCGGCGAGCCTTGCGGACGCCTTTGGGCATCTTGGAAGGGAGCACTGCCCCCATCCCTCGGCTGGCCATCATGTCAGCAGGCCTTGCCGCCCATGGCCATCTTGACCATGGTGCCCTTGGTGTGACCCTTGGACACGCAGCCGTCGGCACGCGTGACGCCACCCTTGGCCATTTTTTTCATCGGCATGTCCGCTTTAGCACCTGCCTTTTTCTTCTCAATCATTGCTTTGAAAGCTGGGTTCATTTTCGTTACCATATCGCCACCTTTTGAAAATTTGCGGCCCTTGTCCGCGTTGGAAAAATCTTTGCCCACGGACTGTGGGACACCTGTTTTCTTCGCAAAGGCTGGGTTGTTGGCCACAGCCGCCATGAAGTTGTGCTGCTTTTTACTCGTGCTGGGCATTATTGCCTCGCAGGTTGTCAATCTTGCGCTCAAGCCGGTCAAACCGGTCCATCAACTGCTGCATGTCGGCCCGGAACTCCGAGCGCGTGATGTGATCCCGTGCCACTTCCTCGCGGGTGCGGTTGAGCAGAATGCCAAGACGATTGATCTCGGCAAACCTTTCTTTCAAAACGAACCCCAGCATGGCCACAACGGCTGTGAGCACAAGGTTCCAGACCATCATTTCCATGTCAGCACTTCCACGCCCGCAGGCTCTTGTTGATGCGGGAGTTCGGGTCCTTCTTGGCCTTCTCTCCGGTCAGCTTCTCTTTCATGCCTTCCATACGGGCACAAAAAGAGTCGCGGCGTTTGCCGCCCTCTGGCTGGGGAGCCTTCAGGCCGGGTTTGCCGGGGTTGGCCTTGTTGTACGAGGCGCGCCCTTTCGCGTTCAGGCCACCCTTTTCGGATTTGCCTTCTTTGCGTGTCCATGCAGGCGACTTAGCCATAGAACACCGTGATTTTTGCGGCGGCTGGGAGCGTCACATGGACGTTCGTACGAAACAAAATCCCTTGGCCGGGAAGTGGCATCGTGATTGGTTGCGTGCCCGTTGCAATGTTGAACTGCAACAAGATGGTGCCGCCTGCGCCGCCATCACGAAAAATAACATCCCCGGCGGTTCCGCCAGAAATGCAGTGATAGGCTCTGACGCGAGTGCGGTACGCCACCACGGTAGCCGTAGCTTCGGTGTGTACCGATAGGACGTCGGTTTGCATCGTCATAATCAATCTCCTGTTTTGCAGAGGCCGAGGCCCCCGAGACTAATTAACCGGCGGAAACTTTGAGGGTGCCTGCATCGTTCCAGAGACGGCCAGCAACTGTGGGGTCTGCTGTTGGCAGTGCGGTCATGGAGATGGATGCGTTGGTCAGCGATGCGACGCCAGAAGCTGTCAGCGTGGTAGCTGCAACAGCGCCGGTAACGGTGCCAGTGACGTTGCCAGTGATGTTGCCCTCAAAACCGTTGTCGGATTTGACGGGACCGGAGAAGGTAGTGCGTGCCATGATGGGTTCCTCATGCGGTTAAGGCGTATCTGTCTGCATGACGTCGGCCCGGAGCCGTCAGATACACCGGAAAGTCCGGGGAGTGTGGGCAATATAACCCAAAAGAAAAGGGCCCACAAGGGGCCCTTCTCATTTAAGCCCAAGGGCTTAGGACGAACCGGAGCTGCCCCAGATACCCAGTGGATCAGACCAGCCGAACGAATAACGCTCGCGGGCCTTGTAGCGGACGTTGCCGGTGTCGAAATCGCCATCCATCGAGGTGGCCAAGGCGGCGCGCTCGAAGTGCTTCAGGCCGTTTGGAACGTCTGTGGTCAGGAACCAAGCGTTGTTGTCGGTCAAGAAGTGGTTGACGGTGTAGCCACCGGAGATGGTGCCCATCTGCTTCAACGCGTTGATGTCGTTGTCGGCAGTGCCCACACGCAGTTCGGTGTCCAGCAAGCGCTTGGCAACGAACATCAGTGATGGAGGGATCACCAGCTTGACTGGCTTGGCTGCAATCAGCAGTTGACGCTCGTCCGTCCAAGCAGCGATCTGGATCGTTGCGTTTTCCAGCGACGTCTCGTTCAAGTCCACACCAGTTGTTGGGCTGTTGTAGTTCACGCCGCCGCCCACGAGTGGGTGGCCAACGCGAGTGCCGGAGCTGTTGTTGCCGAACAAGGAGACGCCGTCGCCGCCGGGGGCAGCACCGGAGAAGCCAGTGTTCAACACGGACGCAGCTTTGACCTGCTTGGTGTAGGCCATGCCACGGGCCAGTGCCTTGGTGTAGCGGGCGGACAAGCTGTCGTACAGGTTGTCTTCCACAGCTTCTTCAGTGATGGAGAAGCCCAGAGCGATGGTTTCGTGGGTGTAGCGAGCAGTGAAGGCTTCTTGCGCGTTGTCGTAAGCGATGGCGGAGCCTTCGTTCTTGACAGGTGCAGCACCAAAGCCGGACAGCTTGGTTTCTTCTTCGAACGAACGCTCAGATTTCTCTGTTTCGTACAGTTCTTTGTGCTCTTCGCCGTAGCGTTTGTACTCCAAACCGAACAAGGCGTTCAGGCCGGGGAGCAGCTCTTTGAGCAGTTGTGCGCGTGAAATTGCCATGGTGAGTTACTCCTTACAGGCCGACGTTGTTCAGGTACGAGTGTGCACTGGGGTTGAACTTAACCAACACATCAGTGAACGCATCGCCGGGAGTGGACGCAAAGCCCACGATACGGAAGGCTGCAGCGGTGGTCACCACAGTGGCATCCAATGCGCTGTTCGACACGCCAGTCTGGGTAGAACCAGTGCTGGTGCTCTGCGCAGCGGCAAAGAAGGTGTTGGTGCCCAACACGGTCTGTGCGCCGGAGCCGTCCAACTGTGCTTGGAACACGACGTTGGGGTCAGTGATGACCTTGGCCGACACCACGCCGGTTGTGCCGGAGGGGTAGAACTGGCTGAAGATCAACTGGCCTTGGGCGTTGAAGTACTCGCAGCCGACGAACACGCCGATTGCGCCAATACCGTTGCCGCCAAGGTTGTTGGTGGTGATGTCAGCGCCAGTGGCGGTAGACAGGGCCAAATAGCCGTCAGCGCCAATGATGACGACTTGGCCATAGAAGAGGTTGGTGGCTTCGCCAGCGGGGTCAATCAGAAAAGTCTGAGTTGCACCAGCATAAGGCATGCCATCAACGCGATTTACGGGGCGCAGCCCGTAGGGAGAAGCGGTTGTTGCCATTTAAGGACTCCTTGTTACTTTGAACCAGAACCAAAACCGCCACCGCGACTGGTCGTTGACTTGCGGTCAGCGAAAAGTGGCATGCGGGGGTCGTTGTTTCGCATGAAGCTGTTGTCGACAGATTCCATCTGGGCCTGCGCTTGTTTGGCGTAATACTCGTCCCGGGCCTGTGCGCGTTCACGCGGCATCTTGCAGAGCATGAGGCCACCGAGTTCGACGTTTCCGGTCTTTGCATTTCCTTCAAGCATGAGCTCAGGATGGTCGACTGCTTTCACCGGTTCCCAGCCTTCACGCATCTTGGTAGACACGTTCGTGTTCTGGGCTTCGCCAAGCACGTGTGTCGCAATCCAGCGATAAACGTAACCGGGCTCAGGTGTCGGATCGGGCAGTGCGCTCGGAGGTGTGTAAACGATCCGAGAAGTTTTATCGCGTGCCTCAAGGGCGCGGGGGTTCCGGTTGAGTGTTTCAGCCATTCGATTTCTCCAGTTTTGCTACTTCAGCAGCGTATTGCTGCGGGGTCAGTCCGTACTTTTTTGCCAGCGCAACTTGCGTCGGTGTTAGCTGGACTTTTCGGGCTCCAGTCGAACGGGTCGCTGGGGCCACGACAGAAGCAGGTCGTCGGGAGCCATCGCCGGTCTTCGGCCGGTCTTCATTTCCGAACACGTCCGGGAATGTCGACTTCATGCGAGCGTCGATTCGCTCGAAGTATTCGTCAGAGCGGGGATCAAGCCCCGTGTTCACTA